TGGTACCCAAGGCCGGACTCGAACCGGCACATCCGTTAGGACGGGGGATTTTGAATCTCTATCAGAATACTGTTTTTAAATGATAATCTTACGCGGACAACCCTCTAATATGAGGTAAATACGAGGGTAATCCGCAGTCAAACCCTTAAAAACATAAGAACAGAAGATGCAGCCCTGCTTGTGCAGCGGCACGTCTTTCTGTTGCCAAATTCTGATTGGAATATGAATGACAGTTGACCTTTATGCAGTGCAAGAAACTATCGAAAAGCAGAGCCGAGCGGAAACCGCTCTGAAATTTCACAATGACCTGACGACAAAAATACAGGACGGAGAACAGTCCAAAACGTATTTTGGCTCGCCCTTACTTAAACGCGCAATTGAACCGCTGGCAGATTCAATAATGGAAAAGCAGAAGGCTTTGCTTAAAGGTAGAGCGGGAAATGCAAATATCGCGTTCAAACATATCCAAAAACTGCGCCCCGAACTCGTCGCCTTTCATGCCGCCAATGTCATCATTGACCGCATCATGTTTTCCAACCTCATACAGGACGTGGCTGTCCGCATTGGTTCAGCTTTGGAATATGAGGTGCGCCTCGCCACTTTTGAACAGCAGCACCCAAACCTGTTTCGGAAAATAGATAGCGAGACCAAGACCACTGGTGCGCGCCGACTTCAAACATTTGTCGCAGCATCCAATCGCTATGCCGAAACGTGGGCGTCATGGTCTAAGACAGATAAAGTCCATGTTGGCATGGCCCTCATCTCCATGTTCACAGAAGCAACTGGTTTTATCGTAGAACACCGTGTCACCAGAAAGAAAAACAGAACGGACATCTACATAAAGCCCAGTCAAACTGTGTGTGACTTCATTGAGGCCAACAAAGAGGTCGCCAGCCTGTTCAATCCCGTTCATCTGCCGATGGTGGTGGTGCCACTAAATTGGACCTCACCAACAAGTGGGGGATATATCACCCACCACACCCCACAAATGCCACTGATTAAAGTGCGTCATAATAGTCAGGGTAAAAATTATTTTGACGACCTGTGCAGCGTAACTGACCAGATGTCAGCCGTTTATACTGCTGTGAACTCGGTGCAGCGCACACCTTGGCGCATCAATTCTTTTGTCTTGGAAGTTTACAATCAGATTGATGCACTTGGGCTACCCGTGGCCAGTCTGCCAAGCCACGAGGACATCCCACCAATACCATCCCCGCTTGGAGAGTATCAGAAAACAAACCAGCTAAACGAAAAAGAAACACTTGCTTTCAAATCTTGGAAACGGAAAGAGACTGAGCGCCACGAAGCCAACATCGTCCTTAAATCAAAACGGCTTATGATGGCTAAAATTGGCTCTATTGCTAAGCAATTTGAAAAATATGACTCTATATATTTTCCGCACACGATGGACTTTAGGGGGCGTCTCTACCCTGCCCCAATGTATCTGAACCCTCAGGGCAATAAACTGGCCAAGGGGCTGCTTGAGTTTGCCGAAGGAAAAATTATTGGCTGCAACGAGGCTGCATTTGAATTGGCCGTCCACGGTGCCAACTGCTTTGGTTATGACAAAGTGAGCATGGATGAGCGCATTGATTGGGTCTACGAAAACTATGAGAGAATACTAAAGGTGGCGGCAGACCCGATGGCAGACCTCTGGTGGGCCAAGGAAGCTGATAGCCCATGGTGCTTCCTAGCATTTGCAAAAGAGTGGGAAGGCTTCCACAGGGACGGCTACGGCCATCTCAGCCACATCCCAGTAGCGAAAGATGGCAGTTGTTCTGGCCTACAACATTTTTCAGCTGCATTGCGTGACCCAATCGGTGCGTTGGCGACCAACCTGATACCAGCTGACAGACCGGAGGATATTTACCAGCGTGTCATCGACAAGGCGATAGAGAAGGTGCGGTTAGATTTAAGTGGTGATAAAAAGGATTTGGCAAAAGCCTGTCTGGATTATGGTTTATCCAGAAAGGCAGCAAAACGCTGCACAATGACTAGGGTCTATGGTTCTACTCAGTTTTCCGCTCGCAGTTTCGTGGAAGAATATTTCAGAGATGCGGACGCACAGCGCAAACAGGAAGACCCAAACTATGTCAGTCCCCTTCTGGACCGTGAGTGGGAAGCGTCCCTCTATTTGGCCGAGTACATTTGGCAGAGTATCAATGAAACGGTTGTAGCCGCTAAAGATGGGATGGATTGGCTACAAGCATGCGCCAAAATATTAGCAGAGGAAAACATCCCAACGATCTGGACGACCCTAGATGGGTTCCCTGTTCTGCAGCACTACCCAAACACCAGACGCCGCAGGATAAAAACTAAACTGGGTGAAAGCCTTGTGTATGTCAGCCTTCTTGAAGCCAAAAATCAAATTGACCGAAAGAAACAGTGCAACAGCATCAGCCCTAATTGGGTGCACGCAAATGACGGCTGTCATCTACGGATGACGGTCAATCGGGCGGCTGCAGTCGGTATCTCTAACTTTGCAATGATACACGACAGCTTTGGAACTCATGCAGCGGATATTCCTCTGCTAAGTGCATGTCTACGTGAAGCGTTTATCGAACTTTATTTGGACAACAATCCATTGGAAATGTTTCGTACCCAGACCCAAACGTTGACCAACCAACTGTTACCTGAGCCACCTGAAAAAGGTGACTTAGACCTAACGAGCGTCCGTAATTCTGAATTTTTCTTCGCCTAAAAGCTACTGTTTTTAATACATAGTTTTGATGGTTGCACCTAAGCATATAGAAGGAGTTCACAATCACCAACCAAACGCTAATCCACGTTGCTCAATACCTTACAAAATACGAGCAACCAGTACCGCTCGACATCTTAACCCGACTTCTGGAAGCGGGCATCGACATCAAAAAGTTTACATAGAAAGGCCCTATATGGCTCAGAATAATCAAATCAAAATCGTCAGCCCACGCGGCATCGCAGTCTACCCTTGGCTCAACCGTCCTGACACAAAGTTCTCCGCAGATGGGGACTTTAAGGTGACACTTAAGGTTCAAGCGGAGGATGCTGCCCCTCTTATCCAAAAATTGGATGAAATCATAAGCAGCTATAAGACAACACAATCTAAAGCTGACCCTAAGTTAAACCAATATACTGTGTCCCCACCTTATGAAGAAGAGATGGACGACCAAGGTAACCTGACAGGTAAATATCTGTTCAAGTTTAAGCAGAAGGCCAAAATCCATACTAAGGATGGGAGGGTCATCGACATGAAGGTGGCTTTAGTTGATGCGTCTCGCACACCCACAACCGTCAACGTCGGCGGCGGCAGCGAACTCAAAATTGCAGCCACGGTTTTCCCCTATGCCATGAGTACAACCAAATCGATTGGCTTGTCTCTACGCCCATCTGCCATACAAATCTTATCGCTCGTATCTGGTAAATCAAATGTGGTCGCCATGTTTGATGAAGAGGATGGCTTCAAAACAGAGGACGCCCCAGCCGTACAAGACAACTTTAATACCCAAGAGCTGGACACTGCCGCAGACTTTTAAACGCGGCTGGGTACCACCTTCCCAAACTGAACTACGAAAAAACGCAATTAAGAATGGTTGGCGGTCTGGCCTCGAAGAGAGTGTCGCCGCCTACCTTTCTGGCAAAGGCATCACGTTCCAATATGAAGAGAACAAGCTGACGTATGCCGTGCCGCAGCGCCAAGCCACTTACACGCCTGATTTCTACGTCACCACCAAGAGTGGTAAAGTAATCGTAGTTGAGACCAAGGGCAGGTTTGTTACCGCAGACCGTCAAAAGATGTTGCTCGTAAAAGACCAGCATTCTCACCTTGATATTCGGATGGTTTTCTCCAACCCGAATACAAAAATCTCAAAAAAATCAAATACGACCTATGCCGATTGGTGTGAGAAGCATGGCTTTCTCTATGCCAAACAGCTGGTCCCAGAAAGTTGGCTAGATGAATAAAAAAGACGTTAAATTTATCATTGTCCACTGCTCATACACCCCACCCGATATGGATATTGGCGTCAAAGATATTGACCGCTGGCATCGTGAACGTGGCTGGATGGGCTGTGGCTATCACCTCGTAATCAAGCGTGATGGCACAGTTGAGCAAGGGCGAGAACTAAGCAGACAAGGCGCACACGTGAGAGGACAAAACTCTCGCAGCGTTGGTATCTGCCTTGTTGGGGGCATGAGACCCAAGTCCCCAACGCCCGAAATCAACTACACCGATGAGCAAATGGCCTCACTTCGTGAGACTATCGACGACCTCATCGCTGAAGAGTTCCCCGCCGCCCAGGTGAAGGGACACACTGATTTCGACAAGGGCAAAACTTGCCCGAACTTTGATGCTGGCCATTGGTACGAGACTGATGAAATCGTCTCTACCACCTAACGCCTCATCACCAATCACTATCCAGAAGGCTCACCAATCGGTGGGCCTTTTTCATTTACCCCTGACAGATAGGAAATCTCCATGACACAATTGGAAATCGTAAATCACCACCTCGCAATCCATGGCCGCATTACGCCTCTCGAAGCGCAATCGAACTATCGCATTTGGCGGCTTGCTGCGGTCATTCACAAGCTCAAGCAACGTGGCCTCGACGTCCACAGCAGGTTGAAGACAGCACCGAGCGGTAATCGCTATGCGGTCTACAGCCTTGCTGGCTAGCGAAAGCGAATACCTCCGCAAAGAACCGTGTCCATCCTGTGGGTCATCTGACGCCAGAGCCATCTACAGCGATGGACACACCTATTGTTTCTCCTGCACCGCCCGAACAAGGGGCGATGAACAGGAGCTTTCAAGAAGTGGAACTCGAATGCCGCAAGACCTAATACCGTTTGGGGAAGCCCAAGCGTTGCCTAAGCGTGGCATCACCGATGAGACCTGCCGTAAGTTTGGCTATACCATCGGTGATTACCACGGCGAAGCAGTCCAAATCGCAACCTATCGTGATGCAACTGGCGCACCTGTCGCCCAGAAACTGCGCTTCAAAGACAAACAGTTCAAATTCATCGGCGATACGAAAAAGGCTGGCCTTTATGGGCAACACCTTTGGCGTAACGAGGGTGGTAAAATGTTGGTTATTACAGAGGGCGAGGTTGATGCACTAAGCATGAGCCAAGTCCAAGGTAACCGTTTCCCAGTTGTGAGCGTTGGAACAGGTGCAGCTGGCGCAAAGAAAGCCGTGGCCAACTCATTAGAGTTTATCGAAAGTTTTGATAAAGTTGTCATCATGTTTGACAATGACGAGGCTGGTCGACTTGCAAGCCTAGAAGTTGCAGCAATGTTGTCAGTTGGTAAGGCGGCTATAGCCACCCTGCCCCTTAAAGATGCCAACGAAATGCTGGTAGCTGGTAAAGGCGCTGACCTAATTTCGGCAATGTGGGATGCTAAAATCTATCGCCCCGATGGTATCATCGATGGTCAGAACATGTGGGAAACCATCATGGCTGACGATGATAGGCCATCAATCGACTACCCATTTGCAGGTCTTAATCAAAAGACATTGGGGATGCGGCGCGGCGAACTGGTCACTATTACGGCTGGTTCTGGCGTCGGTAAATCCCAAGTCTGCCGTGAGATTGCATTTGAATTGCTAACCCGTGGCGAGAGCATCGGCTACATTGCGTTGGAAGAAAATACCAAGCGCACAGCACTGGGCCTGATGGGTCTATCGCTGGAAAAACCACTACATCTCACCAAAGAAGGTATATCTGAGGCGGTCATGCGCACTGCATTTGATGAGACTGTAGGCAGTGGACGGGTGTTTCTATATGACCACTTTGGTTCTATCGCCACAGACAACCTGCTGAACAGGGTTCGTTACTTGGCCAAGGCTTGTAATGTTGGCTGGGTCATACTCGACCACCTCAGCATTGTAGTCTCTGGTGTTGATAACGGTGATGAGCGCAAATCTATCGACATCATCATGACCAAGCTACGCAGCCTATGCGAAGAAACGGGCCTTGGCCTTATCCTCGTGTCCCACCTAAAGCGTCCATCGGGTGACAAAGGCTGGGAAAATGGGTTGGAAACTAACCTCAATTCATTGCGTGGCTCAGCCGCAATAGCACAGCTTTCCGACATTTGTATCGGCGTTGAGCGAGACCAGCAGAGCGACACGCCAGACATCTCAACGCTCCGTGTTCTGAAGAACCGCTTCACGGGTGAAACAGGTGTCGCAGGCTTCATTCACTACAACAAAGAAACTGGACGAATGACGGAAGTCGAAGACCCGACGCTCTTTGAGGATGAAGCCACAAACGGAGAAGTCATAGAAGACTTTTAACAGCTAGTCGAAGGGGACAGCGTACTTGAAGAACATCATATTTGATATTGAAACTAATGGACTTCTTACAGAACTAGATGAGTGTCACTCACTGGTTATGTTAGATGTTGATACAGACGAAATGGTATCCTGCGCAGACCAAGATGGATATATTCCCATTGCTGAAGGCTTAGAAATTCTAAGCAAAGCAGAGCGCCTTATAGGCCACAACATCCAAGGCTTTGACTTACCAGCCTTACAGAAAATTTACAGCTTTATGTATCATGGTGAGATACATGATACACTGATAATGTCTCGGTTAGTCTGGTCTGACTTGAAAGAAAATGACTTCAAGTTTGCCAAAAAGAACAAAGACTTTCCGATGAAACTAATTGGCTCCCACTCGCTTGGCGCTTGGGGCCACCGCCTGAGCAACCAAAAGATTGAATACACGGGTGGCTGGGGTCAGTGGTCAGAGGAAATGCAAACCTATTGCGAGCAGGACATTTACACCAACCTGACGCTCTACAATAAAATTCTGAGCAAAGAGCCAACCGCCGATAGCATTCGGCTGGAACATGACTTCGCTGCAATCATACGCAAGCAGGAAGACCATGGCTTTCCATTCGATGTGACCAAGGCAAACGCTCTATTGGCCAAGCTGCAATCACGTAAAGCCTCACTTGAAGCTGAACTGCAAGCCGCCTTCCCCCCTTGGGAAATCCGTGAGCCGTTCATACCCAAAGTGAACAACAAGACACGAGGCTATGAAAAAGGGGTGATGACGCACAAAGTTAAGAGCGTCGTCTTCAACGCAGCCTCACGTGACCACATCGCTAATCGGCTCATGGCTATCCACGGCTGGTTGCCTACAGATTTCACAGCCAACGGCAAACCAAAGGTCGATGAAGATGTTTTAAAGCATCTTGATTACCCTGAGGCAGATGCGCTGAACGAGTATCTTATGCTCAACAAACGCATTGGTCAGCTGGCAACGGGTCAAAACGCTTGGCTCAAGCTGGAACGCAACGGTAAGATGCACGGCCAAGTCATAACATCAGGGTGTGCCACATTTCGCTGCACCCATAACAGGCCCAACATGAGCCAGACGCCTAGCGTCAACGCACCATACGGCAAAGAATGTCGTGAATTGTTTCATGCACCCAAAGGCTCACGGCTGGTCGGTGCTGACCTCTCAGGCTTAGAGCTACGCTGCCTCGCCCACTACATGGCGAAGTTTGACGATGGCTCTTATAGCGAGGAGGTCGTGAACGGAGATGTCCATACAGCCAACCAAAAGGCTGCGGGACTGCCAACACGCAATAACGCAAAGACTTTTATCTACGGATTTCTGTATGGTGCTGGCCCAGCAAAGATTGGGTCAATCGTTGGTGGTACTGAAGCCGAAGGCAAGAAACTCATCAGTAAATTCATGAAGGCGACACCTGCCATCAAGATGCTGCGTGAGGCTGTAGTCAGAACCGTTAAAGCCAAGGGTCACCTCACGGGACTGGATGGGCGCACGTTGCCAATCCGTTCAGAACATTCCGCACTGAACATGTTGCTTCAATCGGCAGGGGCAATCCTAGCTAAGAGAGCAACCGTCATACTGTACGAAAACTTGACCCACATGGGTTACCGTTTCGGCAAGGACTATGCGCTGGTCGCACATGTCCACGACGAGGTTCAGCTTATCGCCACAGAGGACATAGCCACCATTGTCGGACAACAAGCCGTCAGCGCCTTCGAGGAAGCTGGCACGTATTACGACTTTAGATGCCCCATCACAGGAGAATTTAAGGTCGGACAGACGTGGGCCGACACGCACTGAGGCACAACGCCGTAAGCGTAACAGCCGTCGTCAGGAACTGGTGGCTTACAAAGGTGGCATCTGTGAGAGGTGCAATGAACCGCATCACTACGTCGCCTTTGACTTCCACCACCAAGACCCAAGCCAAAAGGTTTTCCCATTATCACAACGGCACATGAGCCGTGTGTGGGGCGACCTAATTACCGAAGCGGATAAGTGCCACCTGCTCTGCGCAAACTGCCACCGCATTGTTCACTTCGAGAGCGACACAACCTTCTTAAAACCCCAATCATAAAGGATGCTGAATGATAGCAGTTCAATACATGTGTTCACATGGCGACGATGACCTAGTCACGGATGCCGCAAGAGTTTCATTCGACAGGCAAGCCGAAAACTTCGGCCCCCATCAGAATGAACGTCTCATTAATTTCCTAGCAAGAGAGAAGCATACCGCCCCGTTTACCCATCCGACTGCAACATTCCGCTGCAAAGCCCCTATCTTTATGGCCCGTCAACTTGCCAAACATCAGGTTGGCGGGACTTGGAATGAGGTGAGCCGTCGCTATGTCACGACCAGCCCAGAGTTCTGGAAGCCTAATTACTTTAGGGCAGCTGCGGATGACGTGAAGCAAGGCTCATCATTAGACCCACACCGCAGAAGCGACGAGTTTCTAGAGGAATACCTCGACATCTGCATCGATGCCATTGCCGCCTACAACAAGATGGTGGCCCTCGGTATTTGCACAGAGCAAGCCAGAGCTATCCTCCCACAAGGTACAATTACAGAATGGGTTTGGACGGGTTCCCTGCTCTTCTGGTCCCGTGTCTATAAACTTCGCAGCGCGGACAACACGCAAGCGGAAACCCGTGAGTTTGCCGAGTTGCTCGATGAGCAGATGTTAGCCTTGTATCCAATTTCATGGAAGGCGCTGACCAATGGATGAGCCTGATGATTATGAAATCGCCGTATTGGCCACGATGTCAGAATGTATTTCTAGGCTGGCCAAAGCATCCACCAAAATTGAAGACGAGCATATGAAGGCGATAACAGCAACGGCAGCATCAATTTGCGTGAACATGATGCTGTCAACACAGCGCAAACCCGCAGACCTACACAGTATCAACAAGGAGACTTTGCAATGAAGTTCCTAATCGATGCTGACATTGTTGCCTTTAAAGCAGCTTCATCCTGCGAACATCCCGTAAACTGGGGTGATGGCCTATGGACGCTGCACAGCTTTGAGCATGAAGCCATCGACTGCTGCATGGGCTACTTCAATAGGCTGAAAGCAACGCTTGGTGATGGCGAACTACAGCTGTTCCTGACAGGAGAGAACAACTGGCGCAAAGCCATCCTCCCGACATACAAAGCCAATCGGAAGGATAAGCGAAAGCCTATGCTTCTGATGTTCCTGCGCAACTGGATGCGAGCGCAGTTCAATGCCGTTGTTGAAGATGGCTTAGAAGCAGACGACTTGCTAGGCATCGCCGCAACCGCAAGTCCCAAAGACACAATGATTATCTCTGAGGACAAAGACCTCAAGACAATTCCTGCTCTGCTGTTTAATCCCGCCAAGGATATATCGCCCAGGCGCATCACTGAGTTTGAAGCTGACTACAATCACATGCTTCAAACTTTAACAGGTGACGCTGTCGATGGCTTTGTTGGTTGCCCCACAGTCGGACCAAAAACTGCCGAAAAAATTCTAAAGGATTGCACCACCAGTGCTGACCTTTGGGACGCCGTTCTGGCGACATTCAAAAAACAGAAACTCTCAGAAGAAGTGGCACTGGTCCAAGCGCAAGTCGCTCGTATCTGCCGTGACACAGACTTTGACATCAACACAAGGAAGGTCATTCCATGGATGCCGACGTAGTAATAACACCCGAACACTATACGCAATATGCCGTTGAACCAATTGAGTTCATCATGATTAACGACATGGACTTTTGGCGTGGTAACGTCATCAAATATGTCAGTCGTGCTGGTGCAAAGCTGTATAACGGACAAGACGAAACCCAATCTGAAATCACTGATTTGCATAAGGCCATTCGGTACTGCGAGATGCGTATCAATATGCTTAACGAAGAGGGCATATTGTAATGAACAAAAACCACAATCAACCCTACGGGCCATCTCTGCCTATCTCCGAAGAGATTGATAAAACCAAATATCGTCAGACTGGCGAGGACTTCTATTCCAAGGTAGTCCGCATTGCGAACGCACTGAAGGACAGCCCACAGCACTTTGAAGATTTCAAGGATGCTATGCGTTACATGCGATTTCTCCCGGCTGGCAGAGTCCAAAATGCAATGGGCGCAGCACGTCAGACCACCGCATACAATTGCTTTGTGTCTGGCATTATCGATGACAGCATGGACAGCATCATGCAGCGTGCAACCGAAGCAGCTGAAACGATGCGGCGTGGTGGTGGCATTGGATACGACTTCAGTCGTCTGCGACCTAGAGGTGACCGTATCAAATCGCTTGAAAGTCAGGCATCAGGTGCTGTTTCCTTCATGCAGATATATGATGCGGTATGTCAGACCATCGCAAGTAGCGGGGCAAGACGTGGCGCACAAATGGGCGTACTCAGAATTGACCACCCAGACATCGAACAGTTCATCACAACCAAGAACGATGGCACCTCACTGTCAGGCTTCAATATCTCAGTCGGTGTGACCGATGAGTTCATGGAATGCCTCGAACAGAAGAAGCCATTTAAGCTGCGGTTTGATGGTACGGTCCACCGTGAGGTAGACCCAGTAGCACTGTGGGATATGATTATGCGGTCCACTTGGGACTGGGCAGAACCCGGCGTTCTGTTCATCGATACCATCAACAAGATGAATAACCTCTACTATTGCGAGACCATTGAAGCGACCAATCCTTGTGGAGAACAACCACTGCCACCATACGGTGCCTGTTTGCTCGGCTCTTTCAATCTCGTGAAGTACGTCGAGGATGGCGTATTTAACCAGCGTCAGTATGAAGAGGACATCGCCACCGTGGTTAGAGCCATGGATAATGTGATTGACCGAACCATCTACCCCCTCCACGCACAGGAACTTGAAGCTAAGAACAAACGCCGTATAGGTTTGGGCATCACTAGCTTGGCTAATGCGGCTGAGATGTGCGGCAAACCCTATGCCTCACCAGAGTTTATGGAATTTGCAGAGACCATCTTGGCCACGCTGCGTGACCACACATACTTCACCAGTTCCACACTGGCAGCTGAGAAGGGTTCTTTCCCCCTCTACAACGCAGACAAGTTCTTAAAGAGCAAGTTCGTGCAGACGTTGCCCGAATGGGTACAAGAAAAGATACGGGTGAACGGGATACGCAACTCCCACCTCACATCAATTGCACCGACAGGCACAATCAGCCTCACCGCCGATAATGTCAGCAGTGGTATTGAGCCGCCCTTCTCTCTTTTCTACGACCGAACCATCCAACAATTTGATGGCTTCGATGTAGAACGTGTTGAGGACTATGCGTACCGCCAAGGCGTCTATGGTCGAACAGCCAATGCGATTAGCGCCCAAGACCACCTAGCTGTTCTTGCCCTGTCATCACAATTCGTGGACAGCGCGGTCTCCAAGACCTGCAATGTTGGCGATGGTGTCAGCTATGATGAGTTTAAAAACCTATACTTCGATGCGTGGAAAGCAGGATGCAAAGGCATCACGACCTTCCGTGCCGCAGGGAAAAGATACGGAATTTTGAACGAGGTCAAAACTGAAGAGAAGCCGGCAGCTGAGGCTTGCTACATTAATCCGAACACTGGTCAGAAAAGCTGTGAGTAGTTAGTTAATCACCATCACCTTTTTGCTGTTAGCCTAGGGCCATCATCAGTGGGCGCGGACCTCTCCGAAACGTCATTATATGATATTGGGGCGGTCTGTAACTTCTCTAAGCTCAGGCGTTCATCCGATTTTTTGTTAAGCAGCTGTAGTTCGTCTATAATTTTATCTATCCCAAGCAGAACACTTCCCACGCTAATTAATGGGATGAACATCAAAGACCCACCGAAGGTTAAAATACCTAGTGAGAGATTTGATGTGCCTGTTAAATCTAAATTTGCTAACGCCGAAAACCACGCCAAAGCGATGAAGCCGCCGACTACTACAAAAGACCAACCACAAATAACAAGCAGAAATCTGACTAGCATCACCCACCCCCAAAAATACAACTCAAACCATAAACTTGTCCTTTCATTAGGGCAAGTTTTGTTTGTTGCACTAAAGAGGATAACAAATGTTTCCATATATAACTAATGACCTAATCGAAGAACTTAAAGTTCGCTTCCCAGAAAAAAGCCCAAGTCAGAGTGAAGAATACTCCCAGCTTATGTGGCGTGGAGGACAGCGGTCAGTTGTCGATTTCTTAATTCAGATTCATGAGGACCAAATGGCCTCTCAACTAGGAGAATAGCTGATGTGTTTTTCATCACCCAGCCCACCACCCCCACAGCAGATTGCGCCAGCACCACCCCCAGCGGCACCACCCGCTGCTAACCCTGTGCTGACCAATATGTATGACCCATCTTCAACTGAAGCTGGCGTGGCTGCAGAGAAAGGTAGCATTGCTGGGAAAGCCTCTGGCACTTCACAACTTAAAGTTGACCTAGACCCCACTGTCCAAAATCTTGGTACGGGTACTGGTCTACAAGTAACTCAGTGAGAATTTAAATGAGCATGGGAACCGCAGAAGCGCGTTATCATCAACTCGAACAGACCCGACAATCATACTTGGATAGAGCTAGAGATTGTTCTGAGCTAACTATCCCCTCCCTCATCCCACAAGACATCCATAATGAGACAAGTGATTTATACACTCCGTTTCAAGGTATCGGTGCGAGGGGCGTAAACAACCTAGCCTCAAAGCTATCACTTGCCCTTATGCCCCCAAACTCTCCGTTCTTTCGCTTCATGGTAGAGCCATACACCTTAAAGGATTTGGCACCAGATAACGCGGCGCGAACCCAAATTGAACAACAATTGGGTGAGTACGAGCGTGCAGTAATGAGTGAGATTGAAACGTCAGGCGACAGAGTTGCAGTGCATGAAGCACTTAAACACTTAATTGTCGGCGGCAACGTGCTTTTGCAAGTTGGCCCTGAGAAGACCAGAGTAATCCATTTGGATAGCTATGTGGTCTCTCGTGCGCCTAATGGCGAAGTCTTAGAAATTGTAACGGTTGAGCATGTCTCGCCTAACGCATTAGACAAAGCGACTGCCGCTAATATCTCAGGTAAACTCGAAGGTGACGAAAAGACTGTTGAGGTCTTTACCCACATAGAACGCAAGAACGAGTTCTTTACAGTCTATCAAGAATGCAAAGGCACAGTGGTTGCTGGAACTAAAGGTAAATACAAGAAAGCCAATGTCCCCTTCCTCCCTCTACGCTTCTCTCGCATCGATGGTGAAGATTATGGCCGTGGGTTCGTAGAAGAACTTTTAGGCGACCTACGCTCACTAGAGGCGCTCTCACAGGCTATCGTGGAGGGTGCTGCCGCAGCGGCTAAGGTTCTGTTCTTGGTCAATCCAAACGGTACCACCCGTATGCGTAATATCGCTCAGGCGGAAAACACAGCAATCATCGAAGGAAACAAGAACGATGTATCAGTCCTTCAAATGGATAAATTCAACGACTTTAGAGTTGCCTACCAAGCAATGCAGGGAATCGAAGAAAGGCTTTCGCAACAGTTTATGCTTCAATCTTCTGTTCAGCGTAACGGAGAGCGGGTCACCGCAGAAGAAATCCGATACCTCGCCGGAGAACTAGAAGACACCCTATCAGGTATCTACTCAATCCTGTCTCAAGAGTTCCAACTTCCATACGTCAATCGCAAGATAGATGTCCTGACCAAAGCTAAGAAGCTACCCAAACTTCCAGACAATGTGGTGAAACCCACCATCGTTACTGGGATGGAAGCACTTGGCCGTGGTCATGACCTGCGCAAGTTAGACCTCTTCATTCAAGGTATGACACAGGCTTTAGGACCAGAGGTTCTGCAGCAATACGTAAACCTGCAGGATTATATCAAACGTCGCGCCACGGCTCTCGGCATCGAGACTGATGGCCTTATCAAATCACAAGAACAAATCGCCCAAGAACAGCAACAGGCAATGCAAGCGCAGATGATGCAGCAGGCAGGCCCAAGTGCAATTCAAGAAGGCGTTAAAGCATTAGGAAATTCGTATGTCGAAAACCAAAGACAGCAAGGAAACGGCGGCTAAGCCAACACTGGCCGCACCTACCATTGTTAAGAAGCCCACTCGTACACGGGAAGACTTCTAAACATGGCAGAAAGCATAACCATTACTGAACCCGAAACTGGCCCAGAAGCACCCGGTGCTGAGGATAACCAAGCATCTGAACGTCCAGATTGGTTGCCAGAAAAGTTTAACTCTCCCGAAGACTTGGCGAAGTCATACACGGAACTTGAAAAGAAACTCTCTGTCCCAAAGGAAACCCCAGCTGAAAATGAAGCGACAACTGATGATAATCCAACTGAGAATAAAGAAAACGCAAGTCCAGAGTTTGGTAAATTCTCTGAGGAATATGCAGCTGATGGTGCGTTGTCTGACGATAGTTTCTCTGAGTTGGAGCAAATGGGTTACCCAAAGGCAATGGTGGAGACCTACATCCAAGGCATGCAGTCAAACCAAGAGGCGGATTCAAATACCGTTATGGCGGTGGCTGGTGGCGAAGATGGGTATAAAGACCTGACGGATTGGGCGCGTGATAACATGGCGTCCAACGAACTCGAAGTTTACAATCAGATGGTCTCTAACGGCACCGACAATGCGAAGATGGCTGTCGAGTGGATGATGTCCAAGCGGGATGCTGCGGGTGACACAGAGCCAAACCTAGTTTCAGGCAAGGCTCAAGCAGCATTGAAAGATGAGTTCCGCTCTACGGCTCAAGTTGTAGCTGCGATGAAAGACCCAAGATACGGCAAAGACACTGCTTACACGAAAGACGTTGAGCAGAAGCTGGGCCGTTCAAGCGTATTTTAATGAAGGTTGCCAAGGCCCCTTAGTTTGATAAGTTATCCAAACTACTCGTATATTTTTGGGAGTAAGAACAATGGCACAAACTGGCAGGAAAACCCTCTGGATTAACAACTTTCACTATCAAAACGCAGACAAACTAAAAGCAGGAATGGAAGTTGAGTTAGAGTTTGAACCCAACAACCCTCACGACCCTAATGCGATTGCCGTGTTTGCTCGGGTAGGTTTTATTTTCAAAAGAAAAACACAAGTTGGCTACATCCCAAAAGAAACAGCAGAAAGAATGCGAGGGAAGCTTCTACCAAAGGCGACTGTAGTGGAGGTGGATATAAGGGACATCTATGAGGATGATGATGATGATGATGATGATGATGATGATGATTCCTACACAATCTGGAAGTTCAAAATAAATCTGCTTTAAATTTTTAGCCCCCCGTCAATTTCCAAGACAAACATTTAGTTTGCAGATGGGTTTGTTCTTTGGCAGTCTGAGTGTGATACTTATGGGGATAGTCACAAATGATAAAATCAGTCTTGATAGCAAGTATTGCTTTTCTACCTTTGGCGGGTTGCTTGTATGGCCCTCCTCCACAAACTCCCGTTCAGACTTGTTCTGGATACGGTTATAAGAATGGTACTTCTGACTTCCGTAATTGTGTTGCAGAGGAAAGCCGGCTCCAGAAAGAAATAGCAAGTAATCGTTCTATTGCTCGTAGAAATAGAGCGCGAGATAATTTCAATAATAGTTGGTACTGCAGGCAGGGTGGTTGTAACTGACTACCTCTACCGCTGTACGGGCGTAATTCACATTTACATTGATGTTTATGATGAGGATGAGGAGGACAATGACTAAACACCTAACCAAGCCAATACGGGCGATCCACTTTCTGGTTCTAGCGTTTCTGATGACGCTCTCCTCACCCGTCGCAGCACAGGACTTTGACAAGGGTTACGATGCTTACAATGCTGGTGACTTTGCTACGGCCATTCAAGAGTGGACGCCTTTAGCTGAACAAGGATATGCGAACGCTCAATACAATCTTGGTATTATGTACAACAAAGGCCAAGGCGTTCCTCAAGACTCCAAAGAAGCTGTGAAGTGGTATCGACTAGCTGCTGAGCAAGGGATTGCTAAAGCTCAATTCAATCTTGGGATTAAGTACGACAAAGGCCAAGGCGTTCTTCAAGACTACAAAGAAGCTGTGAAGTGGTATCGTCTAGCTGCTGAGCAAGGATATGATAATGGTCAAAACAATCTTGGTGTCATGTATGAGTACGGCAATGGCGTACTTCAAGATAACGTCATGGCTCACATGTGGTACAACATTGCGTCTGCTAATGGTCACGATAAGGCAGGTGAATGGAGAGATGAGCGAGCAGGTCTAATGACCCCAGCAGCAATAGAGAAAGCGACTGCTATGGCCCGTGAGTGCATGAGCAGTGGCTATACCAAGTGTGGGTATTAACTGGGCTACTGCATGTTATTCCTTGGTTAATGTCACACGAAACTGACTTTGGCCCCAGCCGAGGGAGACTTTATCTGACGTTTGACTTTAATCACTTTGCTATTTTCACGGCAAAACAAAGAATAAGTTTGTAGATTGGCTTGCTCTTTGGCAGACTGACTTTGATACTTATGGAGATTATAAAATGCGTTACGCTTTGATTGCTGCGATTGTTGGCTTGGGTTTATTGGCTGGATGTGCCGCTAAATATGAAGGTAAAACAGATTATCAGCTCTGTTATAGTAAAGCTACAATAACGAAAGTTGGCCCAGCAGCACGCGTTAGACAAGCAGAGATAGAATCTAGAGGTTTAAATTGCAGGAAGTACGCAAAAAGAATAAACCAAGAGATTGCGGCTGAGCGAGAGGCTAGAGCAGGTGCGCCCAGAAGCTCTTCATCTATTTATAACCCTCCTGTCTATAACCCAGTTACTCCTGCTAGAAATACGTCCCATTGTCGTGTCAGCTCTAGTGGCAGAAGAGTCACATGCTATTAGGGCAGCAATATTCATTCAGAATTATTGGCACATATCGTGAGAATTGATTTGGCCCCAGCCGAGGGAGACTTTATGTTTCAAGATTATAGCGACAAAGAAAATATTATCTTAGTTTAATAATACATCTTGGATGTATTTATAGGTTATAGTCGTCGTCGGTGAACAGAAAAAGGGTAACACTAGAGTAACTGTTTATAGGGCAACGACGATGTGCTTATCACTTAAGTTTTAAATCGTGTGCATAGGCCTGACAATAACGTGTTTTGCCAGTGTTAGTGTCAATCACAAGATAAGTGGGTTTATCTCCGATTACGACCACCTGATAGCGACCATCTTCAGAGAAAGCGGGTGTGGCAAGAGCCGAACAAATTACAAATAAACTGATAATTTTCTGCATTTAATAATTTCTCACTGGGTCAAATGTCATGCCTCTTTAGGCAGACGGACTATCAACTATGAACAACTGCGGCCACTTGCGAGTGACAACCTCGGCCTGAGCATAACGACAGTCATTTCCCCTTATCAACACAATTTTGGAATTATAAAATGACCAACGTAACAGCCAGCCGCTTAGGTGCAGCAAACTCTGCAGCGGCTAACTATGCACAGACAAATGCTCTGTTCTTAAAAGTCTTTGCTGGTGAAGTTCTCACAGCATTCGACGAAACCAACGTAATGAAAGACTTACACGTCAGCCGAACAATCTCGTCTGGTAAGTCAGCCCAGTTTCCAGTGACAGGTAAAGCTAACGCTGCCTACCACACCGTGGGTACACCCCTATTGGGAACACAAACAATTGCTCATAACGAAGTCGTGGTAAACATCGATGACGTTCTGATTGCAGATACATTCATCGCAAATATAGATGAAGCTAAAAACCACTATGACGTTCGTGCAGAGTATTCACGCCTCTTGGGCATGGCTCTCGCCAAACAGTTTGACGTTCGCTTGCTGCAACTTGCAGTCTTAGCAGCACGTTCCAGTGCTACTGTATCAGGTGGCAATGGCGGCTCAGCAATTACAGACGCTGACGCAGCAACCAACGGCGCATCTCTTGCCGCGTCAATCTTTGAAGCCGCAAAGGTGTTCGACGAGAAAGACGTACCTGAGAATGAGCGTGTGGCTATCGTAAAGCCAGCACAATACTACAACCTTGTCCAAACGACTGATGTTATCAATCGTGATTGGGGCGGGTCAGGCGTATATGCAGACGGCTCTGTCCTAAAGGTTGCTGGTATCCAAATCGTTAAATCGAACAACGTACCATCAACTAACGTATCTGCAGTGTCTGGTGAGAATAACACCTACCACGGCGACTTCTCGACTACCGTAGCGGTAGTTATGCAGAAGCAAGCCTTGGGTACTGTTAAACTGATGGACCTCGCTGTTGAGCGTACCTCAGGTGATTTTGAGATTATGTACCAAGGCACTCTTATGGCAGCAAAATATGCCATGGGCCACGGTATCTTGCGCCCAGAATGCGCAGTCGAAATCAAATCTGCTTAAACTTTTTTGGGTTGGCTCTTAACGGGGCCAGCCCATTTTTTTCTTATGAGAGGACATCATGACAAAACCAACAAGCATGACCGAATTAGAAGCGGTCAACGTCCTACTTACAACTATTGGTGAAAGCCCAGTGAATACACTCTCAGGCAACCAAGTGACTGACGTTACAATTGCTAGCCAAGTATTGAATGAGGTTAGTCGTGAAGTTCAATCGCAGGGTTGGCACTTCAACACTGAAGATGGCGTAGAGTTATCACCGAACGCTACAAATGAAATCTTTGTACCAGCCGATGTTGCAAGAATTGATTCTAATAATTACAACGTTGTGCAGAGAGAAGGTAAACTATTTAATCTTACTGACCGAACCTTTTCATTCACGGGAAAAGTAAAGGCTTCAATCGTCTACTTTCAAGACTTTGTTATCCTACCTGATACAGCCAAAAGATACATAACCACACGGGCAGCACGCATATATTCAGACCGCATGCTTAACTCTGAAAGCATCCACAAGATGATTGCGCGTGATGAACAAAAAGCCTTCATCGACCTTAAAGCATTCGAAGGTGACACTGCTGACTACAACATGATGGATAGCTACGCAGTAGCACGTGTCATGAACCGTGGCTTCAACCAAAGGGTATTAAGCTGATGGCAATGATGAGTTCTGCCATCCCCAACCTAATCCAAGGCATCTCTCAACAGTCCCCAGCTTTGCGGCTTTCATCACAAGCTGAGAACCAAGTGAATGCCTTCCCCAGTTTGGTTGAAGGCTTATTAAAGCGACCACCGCTAGAACACGTGGCAATCATGAGTAACTCCGAAACTACGGGGTCATTCACACACCTAATTAACCGTGACGTAAATGAACGCTATTTTGTGTTTTTCAACGCCAGCAATCAGATTTCAGTCTATGACCTCGCAGGTAATGCAAAAACGGTAACGTACCCCAATGGGACAACTTATCTGAACAGCACTACACCAGCGACAGACTTTAGAGCCGTGACCGTTGCGGACTACACGTACATCGTGAACACTTCCCAAACGACAGCAATGGCAAACCTACTATCACCAATCTACCCCTACACAGGTCTCATCTCAGTAAAACAAGGTGACTATAATCAACGATACACAGTTTATCTGGATGGTTCGTTAGCAGCCGACATCACAACAAGCGCCTCTGACCAAATGCAAACCCGAACCGATGATATTGCGACACGCCTTGCATCAGCCATAAACGGACAAAGCGGATTCACATCCTCTGCTGACGGCTCAACCGTAGTCATTAGTAAGACCGGGAACGCCTCTTTCGACCTCGCCACCTATGACAGCTTAGGTGACACGGGTCTTTCGCCAACCGTTGGCACAGTACAGCGGTTTGATGGCCTCCCTGCTCGTGCGCCAGAAGGCTATATCGCCCACGTTCAAGGTGACCAGACAAATGACTTTGATGATTACTATGTGAAATTTGTTTCCGACAACAGCTCCCAAGTCAAAGTTGGCAACGGCACATGGATTGAATGGATAAAACCAAACATCAAATATGAAATTGATGCCACTACCATGCCACATCTTTTGATTAGACAATCAGATGGCTCGTTTACATTCGAACAAGCGTCTTGGGGCGACAGAGCAGTTGGGGATGAAACATCCATACCGACGCCATCGTTTGTAGGAAACAAGATTTCAGACGTCTTCTTCTTCCAAAATAGGCTTGGTCTGTTGGCAGAAGAAAATGTCATCATGTCGAGGACATCAGAGTATTTCGATTTCTTCGCCACAACAGCCAGAAGCCTATTAGATAACGACCCAATTGATGTTGCAGCCAGCCATACAAAGGTTTCGCTGCTTAAACACGCAATTCCATTTGACCGAAAACTACTCCTGTTTTCCGACCAGACGCAGTTCATTCTCAAAGGCGCTGACTTTATCACACCCAAGAACACGTCAATTAGCCAAACCACCGAATATGAAAGTAGCACCACTGCAAAACCAGCACCCGCTGGCAGCGTTGTGTATTTTCCTGCAACCCGTGGTGGCTTCACTTCGGTACGTGAATATTACGTTATCGATGACACCGACAGGTCTGACGCCGTTGATGTTACTTCGCATGTCTCAAAGCTGGTGCCTGAAGGTGTCTATTCTATGACGGCAAGTACGTCAGAGAATGCACTTGTTTGCCTAACAACAGAGGATACATCAGCAGCTTACATCTACAAATATCATGTTGCTGGCCGCGAGAAGGTTCAGTCCGCTTGGTTTAAATACACCTTCGATAGTATGACCATATTAAATGCTCAGTTTATCGAAAGTGCGCTCTATGTCGTGGGCAACAAGAGCGGGAAAACTGTCTTAGTTTTGATCCACTTTGATGAAGGACGGTTCGATACGGACCAAAGTTACGTCACGCGGCTAGATTACCGCTTCGCCGAAACGGCGCTCACACGCTCATACGACAGCGTGTCAGCGCAAACTACAATCACCACGCCTTACGAGCTATCTTCGCCTGTCGTGGTCACACGCGGCTCAACGCAAGGCACTGTGCTATCACAAGTCTCGGCGACTGGCAGCACCATTGTTGTGGCTGGCGACCACACGGCCACAGATATGTATGTCGGTGAACCGTACACCATGACCTATGAGTTCTCAGAACCAACCCTGAAAGAACCAACGGCCAACGGTGGCCGAATTGCTATTTCTGGTGGTCGGCTGCAAATCAAACACTGGCTCTTACGCTATCAAGACAGCGGTGATTTCACGGTCAAAGTTGAACCACGCTATAAACCGTTAGAAGTCTACGGACTTGGAGGAACTTATGATTACACAGGGCGAGTAATTGGTGGCGGTGCAGGCGTTTTAGGAACGACCACACTGGCCTCCGGTGACTTTAGGTTTCCTGTAATGTCGAAGTCCGACCGCCTTCGAGTAATAATCGAAAGTGATAGCCACCTACCCTGTCAGTTCTTATCAGCTGAGTGGGAAGGCAACATGCACCTCAGAAGCAGAAGAGTTAATGGATAAATTACTTACACCGACGACGGTGGAAGACATTGACTACGTATCCCCAAGATTACGCCAAGCAGATTACAACGAATGTCTTGCCTCAACAGGTCAGAAGCCTCGTGGTGTACTGCATAAAGGTCTAACTCTTGGGGATATATCGCTGACCCTACGGGCACCCAATGGTGACCGTGTGGGTCTGTGCGGTGTAGTCTCCTGTCCTTCCATACCCCAAGCAGGAGTTGTTTGGATGGTCGCCACAGATGACATCTATCAGCACCAAACAACATTCCTGCGAAACTCAAAGAAAGCACTACAGGAACTTTCGGAGGATTATTTGGTCCTCTTCAACTGTGTAGATGCCCGAAACACCGTCCACATCAAGTGGCTTCGTTGGATGGGCTTCACGTTCATCAACAAGCACCCAAATTATGGAGCCGAAAAACGGCTCTTCTATGAATTTGTGAGGATAAATAATGTGTGACCCCGCAACAGCAATCATGGTTGTTAAAGGTGTGACGGCAGTGGCCGGAGCAGCAGCATCAGTGGAAAAAACTAACAACAAAAACCAGCAATATTCAGACAATGTAGCTGCTTCAAAAGACGCATACTTTCTTAAAACGAAGCAAGCAAACCTACGTGTAATTCAAGACCAAACCCAAGCATCCCAAAAGCTACAAGACGCAGACCTCAAGGCTATACAGTCCCAAGGTACAGCCATTGCAGCTGCAGGTGGTGCGGGCGTTCAAGGTGTAAACGTAGACCAGCTTATTAACGACTTTGAGCGTTCTGAGGGTGTCCTCGCTGACCGCACCATGCAGAAGCTGGAGAACATCCAAGCACAGAACGAGATAACCAAGCTGAGTTATCAGAGTGAAGCTATCAACCGCATCAACTCTATTCAGCCTGTTGGCTACGCTGAAGCAATGGCTGGCGTCATTGAGCCACTTGGTAGTTTCGCAATCGATTCATTCGGACGAAGCGAAGCCCGTGCAGAAGCTCAAGGAGTAGACCCAAATGGCTAGACAAGTTATTGGCAATCCGTTTGCCAACCAAATCCCAACCGTATCTGCGACTGCGCAACCTGTGGAAACCTTCACTCCTGCTATACTGAAAAAGGGTAACTTGGAGAGCCTATCGGCACTTCTCACAAGCCTTGAGACGAAAGCGACCCCTGTCCTTGAGGCGGCAGAAGAGCGTAAAGCCAAAGCAGAATATGCTGCAGGTGTTGAACTTTACAACACAACACGTGTGGCAATTGGTGACGCTGTTCGAGACGGCATTATTGCTGAGGGCGACAGCCCCTATCTGCGTAAAGGCTATCGGATTTCGCACCTTAATGCGATGTCTGCTCGTTACACCGAAGAGTTAAATGACGCTTTAGAAATAAAGAAGCTGTACAAAAACGGTAACCCCGACAGCATCGATGACTTCACAACCAAATTCTATGAGAGCTTCCAGCAAGACAATGGATTTGCGGGTCATAGTGACGTTGAAGTTGCCGAATACTTCTCAACTACAGCGTCTAAAGCCAACGAAGCATTTAGAGCCTCGTGGGCTGATAAACATCGTGATTGGCAGAAAAACCAGAACTATGCTGCGTGGGCCAATGAAACCTCTACTTACATTCTTACAATGTACAAAGAGGAAGATACTGAGGAACAACGAGCTACAAAAGAGGCGACGTTTGTTAATTGGGTGAATGGTCGGATTAAAGCCGCTGAAGTCGACGGCATGAATAGAGAAAAGGTCAACGAGACCATTCTCAACAGTGTCATCCTTGCGGCTTATAAAGCTAACGACACAAGTATGCTCGATAGCCTTGAGGGTGTCATCACAGGTACTGGGTCTTTAGCTACAAACCTCAAAGCTGCGACGGCAGTGTATGAGGCCCGTGCCGACATTAGTACCAACATTGCCAAAAAAGAGAAAGATGAGGCTAATGCGAGGCTAGCACAAAACAATGCAAATGTTTCGTCTCTTGAGGCTGGAATTACTGCCAAAATAACTCAAGCAGCCACGTCAACAGGTACGGCTCTCGTCCAGCTTAATCAAGACATCGACGCAGAGATGGTAGAATTATACCGAGCAGGGCGAAGGGGTAACGCGAAAGCCGCAACCCTATACCGAAGCATGGTAAGTTTTAGAAATAGTCAGGACAAATCTGGTGCAGAGTTCCGTGGCGATGCCGACAAAGCGCACGCGACAGTAATGAACGAATTAAAGAATTTCACCGATGTTGCTAAAGTTTACGATTACCTCGCGCTGCAAGTGGCGCTCGGTACAATACCTGCAAAATCAGAAGGTGCGTTACTTTCTCAATGGAACACTGTCTACAACAGCGGGGAAGAGATGGGCCTTGATTGGTTGACCGCTGGGTCAGCAGCTAAAGACCTTAAATCCAGCTTCATTAACTCTGTAACAACAGCCGCAAGCCTCGTGCCAGACGGCACATCAGGTGAACTTGCACTACAAGCTGGAGTTCGGTTCGATAAATATTATCAGGAACTTAAACTTGATTGGATGGAAACCAACCCAGACAAAAAGTTCACTCCTGGCATCCAATATCAAATAGCGGCTCAGGCAGTTGATTTAGCCAAAAAATCAACAGTTCCAATGGATGTAATTCAGTCTGTTGGGCAAACTATTTCGGTCAACCAAAACATATCAGATGCATTGAGTGCCGCACAAACGAGTGCAGACGGAAGTGGCGTAGCCGCAACTTCTGATGCCCTCATCTCCATAATAGAAGGAAATTAATAATGGCTGAGGAAACACAACCCGAAGTCCGTATCCTTCCAGACCAAGCAGCACTCGACAGAGCAAAAGACGTTTTAATGCAGAACGGCGGGGCCAACGTCTCAATGTTCGACCAAGTGTATGGTCAGGGCGCAGCACTTAAAGTTCTGCAGGGGCAATACGAACTACCACCCCCACCCGAAGAACCAAATATGTTCAGTAACTTTGTAGACGGGGCGCAGGATGTTCTAAGCGGTATTGTACGAGGTGCTATTGGCGCTGGTGCAGAAGCTCGGCAAACATATGAAAACTTTGGAGCAGTCACGCCTGAGCAGTTTGAAGCCACGCTGAACAACTTCATCGCAAAGCAAGAAGAAGCACGAGGGAACCTCTTTACTCAAAAAGAGAAAGACATGGCGTTTCTAGAGCAGCGGTCAAAGTACGATAAAATGGGTATCAATATCTCGAACCCAGAAGACCGCGTAGATTATAACGCTGACACTGCCCTCACAAACATTGTTACTGCCACAGGTGGCGCAGTTGACCTAACTGAGACGCTTGGCACGCCAGACACAATGGCGGGTCAGCTTGCAGAAGGCTTCGCTCAATTCGCCACTGCATATTATGCGCTTGGTGGTGGCAGAAGTATTCTTGCTGGTCTTGGGAAAGGCGCGGCGGCAGATGCCACTGCCTTTGACCCTTACGACGCCAACATTTCAGCATTCATGCAGGAAAACGAGTGGGCAGTCCCATACTTAACAGAAGCACTGGCAACCGATGCTAATGCTACTGAATGGGAAAATAGACTGCGAAACTCAGTAGAAGGTGGCATACTCGGTGTTGGTCTGGAAGGTATCGTGGCGGTTATCAAGCTGGCACGTGGCACCTCAAAGGCGAAACTAGAAATAACCGAAACTGGCGCTGTATCTAAGGAAACTGCTGCCGAAATTGCAGACGCTGAAACAACCATCAAGACATTCGATGAGTTGGCAGCAAACGGCAAACCCAAAGGCCAAATGGTTGAGGGGATGTTTACCACCCCTGACGGTATGAAGTTCGACCCATCAACGGGAAACCGAAGGGTAGACCTTGAGGCTCCAAAGCCAGAGGCCGTAGCGCCGAAAATTGATGTACCTGTACAACCAGATGCGCCCGATATTGGCTCCATACCAGAAATCAGACCTGACGCCCCTACTGTGCCAGAAGTCCAAACTACAGCGCCAGCACAACCAAAGGCACCCTCTGAGGTCATTAATACTCAAGCTCTACGGAACATTACTGACCAAGCTAGGAAGACGAACGAAATTGTTCCTCTGAGCAGCTTGGACATGGAAGGTAATGATATTGGTCTGTTCAACTGGAACAATATGGACGGACCACCTGACGCCCTAAAGATGATGGATGCTACGCAGCAAGCGTTATCGGACACTGGTGTCCTTAAAGGCATGGGCTTGGAAAAAGTTGAAACACACAACCAAGTGTTCGATGAAGCGACCAAAGACCTTGCAGAGATTGTGGACGCAAACCCCGATGAAATACGGGGGGCGTTTCTAGATGCTGAGAAAGTAACCCGCAAAAGCGCACAGCGTATCGTAGCGGGTAAAATGCTTCTACAGTCTACTGGACGCAGAATTTCTGACCTCTCAGAAGTTATTGCCAAAATGAGTAAAACTCGTGATGTCGATACGGCAGTTGAGCGGCAGCTGGTTGATTTGCTAAAGCTACACGCTGACGTACAGGCATCTGTGAAGGGCATCCAAACTGCGACTGCCCGTGCTGTTTCAGCAGGAAGAATTAGAACGGCAGATGCACTAGATGATGTCGCATTAGACCGCCTGATGGAATTTGGTGGCTCTAATCAGGTAAGGCGACTAGCCAAGCAAATTCAGGGTGCTAAGGGCAACCCAAAGGCTCAAGCCAAGATTATTCGCAAAGCCAACGAGAACAAGATTTTTGGTGTCCTCAACGAGGTTTGGCTTAACGCCATCCTTTCAGGACCACGAACACATATACTCAACATGGGTGCCAACGGCTTTAACCTCTTAATCCGCCCCGGCATTCGAGCCGTTGGTGGTACGCTTACAGGCAACATGCAAGTCGCTGAGGAAGGCGTAAGGCAATATGCATATCTCATCTCCGAAATTACGGACAGCTTGCGATATGTGGCCACCCTTTCCGCTCAGGGCAAAGACAGCGCCATCGAAAACACCCTGAAATCATGGTGGACGGGTGAAGGTGTCCTAGACACTGCAACCAAATTTGACCCCACCAAGGGAAAAGGCCGTGCTATTTCGACAGATAGAGGTGGTGTGTCAGGCTTTGCGATAAACACCTTAGGTAAAGGTTTAACCTTATCCAATCGTTTCCTGACAGCTGAAGACGAGTTCTTTAAGCAAACCATCTTTAGGTCACGCATGCGAGCAATGGTCATGAGCCAAGCAAGGCGACTGACTACAGACCAGTTGGATTCTTTAGGATACGCGAACAAAGATGCGTACATCGATGGTGAAATAACCAAGGCTATCAACTCTAAAGAAAGTCTTACCGAAAAGTTTGAGCAAATGGTCAGAGAGGGCAAAATCTTAGATGATGAAGCCACCAAGGCTGAGTTTATCAAAAAGAACACAGGCACATTCAATCATACCAGCAAAGTAGCGGTTAAGGCGATTGATGAGGCACGTGAAAGCACATTTACAACGCCGCTAAGGTCAGGAACATTTTCAGCCAAAACGCAGCAAATGATTTCAAACTTTCCTTTACTGCGCCAAATTATGCCTTTTGTTCAGACCCCTACAAACATCCTTCGGGTTTCGTTTGAGCGCATTCCTGTATTGAACCTAGTGATGCAAAAGCAGCGGGACATTGTGTTTCGTGGTGCAGGTACAGCCGATGAACGTGCGATTGTTATGGGGAATATGGCGTTAGGAGCCGCAGCTGGCGCATATGCTTATAATCTTGCCATGAACGGTAAGATTACAGGTGGTGGGCCTTCATACACTTCAGATAGCAACAAGGCTAAGCTCTGGAATGCTTCACCTGATTGGCAACCCTATTCTATTAATATGGGTTCAGCTGAAAAACCTAATTGGATTGAACTGAAACGTCTCGACCCACACGGCATGATATTTGGTATTATTGGCGATATTTATGAAATGATTGAATATCAACAAAATGACCCAGACCCAGAACTGGGTGAGCTAGTCGGCATGACCATGGCATCGTTTGCTAATAACGTAATGTCAAAAACCTATATGATGTCTCTTGCCGACACGATGCGCCTATTTGATGGTAATACCAGTTTCGAAAAGGCAGCGAATACACTGTCGTATCGGGCGGCATCAATGGTGCCATATTCCAGCATATCTTATGAATTTAACAAAGCTCAAAACGGGCATATGACAGAGCTACGCACACTCACCGATAAGATTAAATCTCGTATATACGGGATGGATAATTCGGTTGTAAAACACGATTGGCTTACAGGTGAGGCAGTTGACCTTCCAGAGTATATGCTTGGGTTTATTAGGCAGAAGAAACTGGACAGTGGTGAGCATGTTGCAGCTGGTGTTTACGAAGAGATGCGTAAACTTAACCACGCCTTTGTTGGTCCCCAGAGGAACCTCGGAGATGTTGAGTTATCTGCAGTACAATATAGAAGATACAATGAGTTAATAGGTACAATTAAAGTAAATAGCACTGATAATCTCATTAAAACTTTAGCCAAGCAGATAAACTCACGAAGGTATGCAAGCCTGACTGACGCTGCTGAAATTAACCAGACACGTTCTGCAGATGATGGGCGTGTTAAGCATCTTAACATCTACATCCAACTGGCCAAACGAAAGGCCAAACAGCAGCTATTTGGGGAATACCCTGAGCTAAAGAAAGCGGTCATGTCCAATAGGGTAAACCGCTCGTTATCGAAGGCAGGTCGAGAGGCTGAGCCATTGATAACAACGATAGCCAATTAAAAACAACAACAGGCCCCTTTTCGGAGGGGTCTACTTCTTTCAGGAGACATTATGGCTGACAGTATAGTCAAATATGTGGCTGACGGTTCTACATCTGAATTTTCCATACCGTTTAACTATATCAACCGTGAAGACGTTGTTGTTCTAGTTGCGGGTGTGGCGGCCCCAAAAACATTCTTAAATGATACAACAGTATCGATAACAACAACTCCACCAGTAAACGCTATCGTTGCTATAAAACGGCAAACTTCGAAGGTGCCGTTGGTTGATTTCACAGATGGTTCCACACTATTTGAAGCTGACTTAGACCTAGCAAACAAGCAGGCCCGGTTCTTAGCGGAAGAAGCCGTTGACCGTGCAGAAAACGCAATCGAACTAAGTGACGCTGATGGACGTTGGGATGCTAAAGGTTACCGACTAAAGAACATTGGCGAACCTCTAGCTGACGATGAAGTCGCAACACGCGGCTGGGTAAACACATCATCTGAATCAACCGTAGCTGAAGCAGCTGCAATTAGAAACCAGCTGTATAACCTGACAACCTCAATGGTGTCCCTGCCCTATGGCACGGATGGTTATGCAACCTATGATGCTGAAGCTGGTAACTTAGAGTTTAGCTTATCTGAAGGACCTCAAGGTGTGCAGGGTGTTGTAGGCCCCTCAGGACCTAACGGACCTCAAGGCCCAGTAGGCATCCAAGGTGTCCAAGGCCCTCAAGGACCGACAGGACAAACTGGAGATACAGGGGCAGAAGGTCCCACAGGTATCCAAGGACCAACAGGTCTCCAAGGTGTCACGGGTGACCAAGGTGACGTAGGACCAGAAGGCGCACAGGGAAACCTAGGTGCTACAGGTTCAACAGGCCCTCAAGGTGTTACGGGTTTAACAGGTCCTCAGGGACCAGAAGGACCTACAGGCCCTCAAGGCATCCTCGGCCCAGTTGGTGACCAAGGTGTCATTGGTGAAAGTGGCGATACAGGACCATCAGGTCCTACAGGCTCGCAGGGACCTACAGGGTCCACAGGCTCACAAGGCCCTCAAGGTGATGTAGGTGGTATTGGTCCAGAGGGACCAACAGGTTCTCAAGGCCAACAAGGTGTCACAGGTGACCAAGGCCCTCAGGGCTTAACAGGTGATACAGGTTCTACAGGACCTGTGGGAGCTGAAGGACCTCAAGGTGTCACAGGTGACCAAGGCCCTCAGGGCTTAACAGGTGATACAGGTTCTACAGGACCTGTGGGAGCTGAAGGACCTCAAGGTTCGACGGGTACTCAAGGTATTCAAGGTCTTATTGGGAACACCGGGTTAACTGGTACTACTGGAGGCGAAGGTCCTACAGGGTCGGTAGGCCCTCAAGGCATCCAAGGTGATGATGGTGTTATAGGTCCGCAAGGACCAGTAGGCGCTCAAGGACCTCAAGGTTCTACAGGCGCTACTGGCGTCAAAGGTGCTACTGGGGACCAAGGTACTCAAGGTATTCAGGGTGATACAGGTCTACAAGGCTCTACAGGCTCTCAGGGTATTACAGGCGCAACTGGACCTCTCGGCCCACAAGGTGTTGCAGGGCCTATTGGCCCACAGGGTATCCAAGGTATCCAAGGGACCAACGGTCCTGATGGCTCTACAGGCCCTACAGGTGCAATGGGCGCTACGCCGCTAGGTTTAGCCTTTGGTACATTCTCCATCAATTCGGATGGTGAACTTCAAATAGAATATTATGGGGATGCTGCTGACAACGATTTCACAATCGATGCCAACGGGTTCCTCTCAGTTAGTACGGTGTAAAAATGGGAACATTAAATATTGGACGGGTGCGGATGGGTTGGAAAGGAACTTGGAGTTCTGGAACAACATATGTCGCACAAGATGCCGTGTACTATAGCGGTGAAACATTTGTTGCCAAAATCGACGTCCCCGTTGGTACAGCAACAACTAACACAACCTACTGGCAGCAAGTTGCCCAGAAGGGAACTAACGGGACCAACGGTTCTGCTGGTGCTACAGGTCCAACAGGTGCCACAGGTCCTCAAGGTATCCAAGGTGACCAAGGAACCACAGGCGCTCAAGGTCCTATAGGAAATACAGGCGCTCAGGGTGGTACAGGTTTAACAGGCCCCCAAGGTGATGTAGGCGATACAGGCGCAACAGGACCTCAGGGTACTATAGGCAATACAGGTTCTACAGGCGCTCAAGGTCCTATAGGAAATACAGGCGCAACAGGACCTCAGGGTACTATAGGCAATACAGGCCTAACGGGTTCAACAGGTCCGCAAGGTCCAGTTGGTGATGATGGTGCAACAGGTTCACAGGGCATTCAAGGTACTGTAGGTAATACAGGCGCTACAGGTCCTCAAGGTCCTATAGGAAATACAGGTGCTACTGGTTCCACAGGTCCTCAAGGTGGCTCAGGTCCCACAGGCGCTGCTGGTGCTCAAGGTCCTATAGGAAATACAGGTCTCACTGGTTCCACAGGTCCTCAAGGTGGCTCAGGTCCCACAGGTGCTACAGGTCCTCAAGGTCCAGTAGGTGATGATGGAGACACAGGTCCTCAAGGTATTCAAGGGCCAATAGGTAATACTGGTTCTACAGGTCCCCAAGGTTCAATCGGCAACACTGGCCCCCAAGGCTCGACAGGCTCAACAGGCGGAACTGGTGCCACAGGTCCTCAAGGACCTCAAGGTGGGACAGGCTCTACTGGTCCCACAGGTTCAACAGGCCCAGCGCCAGCTAGTGGCTGGTCTGGTTATTCCTTACGCTTCCAGAATCCTAATGGAACATGGGGTGCCTATACAAACCTTCGTGGTGCTACAGGTGCTACAGGCCCTCAAGGAACTACAGGCTCTCAAGGCCCTATCGGGAATACAGGTGCTACTGGCTCTACTGGTGGACAGGGTATTCAGGGACCTATAGGCTCTCAAGGTTCTACTGGTCCACAAGGTGGTACAGGTCCACAGGGTGGTACTGGACCTCAAGGTTCTATAGGTAACACAGGTGTCGCTGGGCCTACAGGCTCTCAAGGTCCCACAGGTAATACAGGCTCAACTGGTGCTACAGGTCCATCTGGTAACCCATTTGGCGGTGGGACTTTTACAGGAAACGTAAACCTCGGCAACAACTCTATTCTTGATGTTCAGAATATCACTGTCGATGATAAAATAACCTCAACCGCTGACACCAATACCTATCTGCAGTTCCATGCAGCAGACCAATGGCGAGTTGTATGTGGTAATAATGAAAGCCTTGAAGTTCGCAATGGTGTTGTGAATGTTGATATGCTTGAAGTCGGTGGAACAGATGTCATTAGTTCTAGCAGACAGCTACAGAACATCTCCTCTGTTGATGCGACTACAGCGGCGGCGATTGGTGCTGCGGGTGTTGGGGGTGTGAACTTACTAGGATTCCCAACAAAATTTACAGTGACAACATCTGGGACATTATCTGGTTTTCCTGCGTCAGCTGGTTGGGCTGTGGTGAGTGGCGGCGGAGGGTCTGGGGGTAGACAGTATTCATCTAATGCTAGCACTCGGGCTACCAGTGGCGGGGATGGCGGTAAGACATCTGTCTACTTTTCTGACCTCTCAGTCTTGAACGGAGAGTCATTTACTGCTGCCGCTGGGGGCGCTGGGTACTATACTACGAGTAACCGCTACGGCAACGCTGGCGGTTCATCCATATTACGATGGGATGGAAATGTGGTCACTGTAACTGGCGGTCAATCAGGCGCATCCG